TCGCCACCGCCACCCCCTTCTCCACGCCATACACCAAGAGCGGATATTCCACCCTGTGAATACACATTAAATTTCGAGTATATCGTATTTTCCAACTCTGTGTCGAATTTCCACATATCGTTAATACGGGCAAATCCTTCCTGCATTTGTTTTACAGTCCGTTGATACGATTGTTGCAAGGAAGCCGTCATATTATTGATGGCAGAAATCAAGTCGATATTCTTATTAGCAGATGCAACCTCTTCTTTCAGTTCTTGCGTATTCCCTTTTATTAGGTTGTTCCCGATGGTAATAGTCTGTTCGCAAGGATAGTCGAGTTTGGTTGTAAGGCTTATAACACGAGTAACATATGAATATCCTGTGTTTATGTATTCGACTTTTCTTCCTATGGATAAATCAGGATTGTTTTCATTGAACACCACAGGATTAGATGAAAACTGGTAATTGTTTTGGTCGGAAGAAAGCCGTTCTATTTCTTCGTTCATAGCCGTTTCTAGACGTATGTACGCCGAATCTGTATATTCTTCCGGCATTTTGACGTTGAATAGGATAATATCGTCATTTTCCGACGGTATAAGTCCCGTAATAGCAGGGATAATATAGTTACCTTCTTCCTCTTTATATTTAATCTCGAAATCTCCTTTTTTGACTTCGAAGCTTATACCATCATCACTTGTTATTGTTTTACTCTCATCATGGTATATAAGCTCAAATTCCATACCTTGCAAAGCCCCCGATTGGAAATGTACCGAAGGTACTTTATTGGGTATAAGCATACCATTCGGATTTTTTTCTTCGTCATAAGTGGAATTTTCGAAGTTAAATTCCGGTATTTGAAAATACCATATCGCATATTGGTCGTATATAGGGTCTCCGTTTTCATCTGTGCCTATCTGTATTTTATCATTCGTTTCCGAGTCTATACGCCACATAAGACGGAATCTGACATCTGATATGGAGAGTTCCGATGAAGGGTATATATCATCGAACTGGAGGATTTTGCTAAATATCTCTCCCTGTTGAAGGTTTGGCCTTATATCTTTATATCCGTTCGGATATTTTTTAGGGTCAAGAGTCAGCCGTTTGTTGACCAAATTGTTGACATTAGCACCTTTGTATTCCTGTACGATGTTTCGAGTTGACCCGAATGCGTAAAATCGGGTATAATACCCATCTTTTCCCTCTGTGACCGAAGGTGTATTGATGTTTTCACCAACTTCGAGAGAAACAACAGCTCCATGTTCGGATTTCGACAGATGAATAATCATGGAATCTTTCTCAACCCACCATTCTGTATCAAACGCAGATGCTATACTGTTCAAGGCAGACAATATGTCGATTGATTGGAAAGATAAAGAAGTGGAAGCGTTAAGAGAAGAATCGACGGCGTAAGTCCATGTATCCCCGGTTTCGTTCTCGATAGCCTTACAAATAACACTCATGAAATTGGCCGGGTTATCGGTAAGAGACCAATCCGGCTCCCGATTAGTTATCTCGTTATTCTCATCATAAGAATACATGAAAAAAGGCACTTTACCCCATGATATAAATTTCGAATGAAATTGTGGTTTGTATTGAAATTCGACCTCGTTCTTTTGTTCTGGATTATATGGATCCAAAAGAGAATATTTCTCACCATCGAGTATGATATAAGCCCCTACCGGAATCTCTTCATTTTGGTCCGAGTTCCACGACAATTCTACATAATCGGATTTCATCAATTCTTCTACATGAACACATTCTTCTGTTATAGGAACTGATAAAATAGTATCTCCTTGTATGTTTTTAATGTCTATCATGATGGTTTCGTATATCTTCATACGATTTCAGTCAAAGATAATAAAAGTGTATGAAAAACATGCTCTTTTTTATGAATTTCTATCTGCTGGATTATATTCGACAAGTTTTAGAGAAAATCGTGCTATTCCTCTCATGAATTGCGTAAATTGATTGCATGAAATATAGATTGTTTTGTAAGTAATATTTGGTTGATACTTTGTTTTTATATTTATTATGCCTGTTGCCAATTCTTCACAAAAGCTGTTGTATCTTGAAAAGAATTCTTCTTCCGTTTTTGCCGTCAGGTTAAAAGTTAAAGTGATATTTCGTTCATCGATTTTAGGATTAGAGGACAGGACTCGTTTGCCATTTTCTAATCGAGACTTGTTTTCGATGAACTCTTTTAAAGGTGACGGTGTCATTAAGTAGGAAAGAGATGATGTATCCATACTTATACCCCAAGTTGTATAGCAGTCTTTCCCATTTATGTAAAACTCTCCCGATGCCATTTTATTTAAGTATAACTGAAGTTTTGTCTTTATTGATTTCTACATGACAATTTCGTATGTTTATAAGTCTAATAACTGCGTAATTACGGGCAACTATTATAGCTCTGGCTCCATGCATGAGTATAACTTTGTGAACTCTAGTATTATCGTCAAATACTAGTTCCGCATTGGTATTGCCTATTAAAGCAATATTGGTATCATTACTTCTTTTTACATTTTTAGTGTCAACAAACACGCAATAATTAGCAATATCATTACTCATCTCACGGAACGTTTCAATAGGAGGGAAGTTGTTCTTCTCACAAAACTCTATGCCTTGTGGTGTAAAGAACAACCATACTAGAGTTTTCCAGTCACTAACACCATAAGACTTATCGCAAGCTCCTTTTTGTAAAGCAGCCATCATTATTTCTTTTACTGTATTCATATCTATAAATCTTTAGTATTCCTATTGACTTGTGCTATATCGGATTTTATATCAATTAATAATTTCGTATATTTTGCAATGTCTTCTAAGTAGCTATTCGTAATCACATGTTGATTAAGAATGTTATTTAGTATAGAATTGCTATTAGTTGATACAGATAAAAGAGAATTTAGAGAGATTACGGCTGAAATCATTTGATTTTTGATTTCTTCACCAGAAAGCTGCAACGCTGTAAACCGGCCGTTTAATTCCGTTGCTGTATCTTGTGACATGGTTTCAAAACCTTCGGCTGTCGACTTTTGTTCGGTGGTAGAACTTTCTCCCATGAGACTATCAGCCCAACCGAATTGAGCATCTATTTCTTGTTGAAGCTGTTCAGCCATGTTGTTGATGTAATCTTGTTCCCATTGAGAAAGCACGTTGTCGGCATAAAATTGTTGCAACTTAGTGCGTATTTCCTCCATTTTATTTGAGGATTTAATTGCTGCCTTAATGCTCTCTGTTACCATTTGTTGCATCATCTGCTTTACAACATCTTTTGCAGATTTAGCCCTATTCTCGCCAGAAGCCCATGCATCTGCATAAGCTTCTGCAAAGTTGTCAATAGCACTTTTTAGGTCTTCACCAAATATGACATCGATAGCTTTTTCTTTGTTATCAGAAATGAGATTGTTTATTTCGTCAATTTGATTTTCCCATTCTTTTATTCTGTCGCTATCTGTATTCTTTTTATCTTGTTCTTCTTTAATTTGATTTTGAATAAGTACTTTTTGTTGTTCTAGCAATTTATTTTGGTCTTCAATCAAGCTGGAAGCACTCTTTCCGTAAGCAGCTTCAATGGACTTGCCTAACTTTTCATACGAACGGTCAAGTGTATCTACCTGATCTTGTAATTTCTGAATCCGTTTTTCATTTTTTGCGTCATGGATTTTTGCGATAGAGGAAGCAAGAGAGGAGACAAGACCGATGGCAGCACCAGCAGCAGAACCTATCGGTCCAAATATAGCACCTGCCTCTGCTCCTTGCATAGCTGAATTGAGGCCGTCCATAGCCACATTGATACCTTCGGCAATGCCTGACAGTGTATCAGATCCGAAAGCCTCTCCGAGATTTGAAAATGTGTCGGAAAGGAATTGGGCTACACTTAATACCTCACTTAATCCACTTCTTATTTCTTCAAGTCCATCTTGCAATTTTTTTGTATTTGAACCGGCATCGAATACTTTTTTAAGACCATTAGCTAGTTTGTTAAACCCCGTTTCAGATTGATCTGCGGAATTACGGACATTATCTATACCTTTTCTAATTCGTTCTAATTCTTCGGGAGATTTACGCAATGTGTCGAAGGTCTCTTTTGTCATACCAAATTCAAGACCTTTGTTTTCGTCCCATTCGCCTGATTGCAAGAATTGGAATGCTCGTTCAGCTTCATTAGCAATGAGACGCATATCTGCAACTGTGTGTTGACGCATATCGTCAAACAATTTACTTATGGCAGACGTAGATTTATTCGCCTCTATATCCAAATCAGATAGTGCCCTTTTTGTTTCTTCGTCAATAGACTTCTGTTCCCATTCGTTTTTGCCTACCTTACGAGATTCGCCTTGCTCAATAATAGCATTACGCTTTTCATAATAGTTCCCGTAAGCGGCAAGATAATCGTTCATTGCGTTAATTTCATCATCGAGAATTTCTTTGGTCTGTTTATTCTTATTCTTTTCATTTAACCTATTTGCGGTATCAATATTTTCCTGTTGTTCAGTTGTTAGTCCATTCTCATTAAGCTTGGAGGGTTCAATCTTAGCTACTTTGTTTAACTCGGCCAGCTCTTTCTCTTTCTTTTTAATTTCTTTTTTCTGTTCTTCATAATAGTAGTTAATTTGCTTCAATTTCTTATCTTTACCTTCTTCCCAGAGGGAGATTTCTTTCTCTTGATTTTTTTTACGAAGCTCAAGAAGTTCATCAACAAGTTTCTGCTCGGCCTCTTTTTGCTCTTTTGCTTGCTTATCTTCAGCCGCTTTATCAGATTTGGTTTTAGGCAGCTTTGCACGGAGTGCGTCAATTCGTGATTGTAACGCATTGTATTCCTTGCTTCCGCTTACGGTTTCTCCCTGCTCTTTCTCTAATTTTGAGATTTGTGTTTTGACTTCATTGATTACTCTCAAATCTTTCTCACGTTCAAGTATAGTGTCTTGAAGCGACTTGATATAAGCTTCTTGTTGATCCACTGCTTCTTT